GTGACAAAACTTGCGGGGGGGGGGGGGGTAGATATGCTGCTGACTGACCCTCCGTACAATGTTTCATACGTGGGAAAAACTAAAAATAGTTTAACCATTCAAAATGACAGTATGGATGATGATAGCTTTCGTCAGTTTTTACGGGATGCGTTTGTTACCGCTGATTTTGTGATGAAAGCAGGTGCTGTTTTTTATATATGGCACGCAGATTCAGAGGGTTACAACTTCAGAGGGGCAATCAATGACGCTGGATGGAAAGTGCGTCAATGCTTAATATGGAAAAAATCATCATTGGTGATGGGCAGGCAAGATTATCACTGGCAGCACGAGCCTTGTCTGTATGGTTGGAAAGATGGCTCTGGACATCTGTGGGCTTCAGATAGAAAGCAAACAACCATATTGGAGTTTGATAAGCCATCTCGTAACGGTGAGCACCCAACGATGAAGCCTGTGGCATTGTTTGAGTATCAAATGCTAAACAATACAAAGGGTGGTGATATTGTTTTGGATTTGTTTGGTGGTAGCGGAACAACACTTATTGCAGCAGAAAAGAATGGTCGTGTTTCATATTTAATGGAACTAGACCCTAAGTATTGCGATGTAATCATTAAACGGTGGCAGGATTTCACAGGTAAGAAAGCAATTCACGCAGATACAGGTCAACCTTTCGCGGAGGTTTCACATGGCAGCAAAGAAACAAATAACTGAAAAACCACCACTAAAAAAGCGAGGTCCAAATGGTGGAGCGCGTTCAGGCGCAGGCAGACCAGCCTTTGTACCGACAGAAGCCGAGCGCAAACAGGTCGAAGCCTTGTCTGGATACGGACTACCAATTGACCAGATTGGCGCATTGGTACGGGATGGAATCCACATTGACACTTTGAGGGCGCACTTTAGCTCTGAGCTGGTGTCTGGTAAGTCCAAGGCAAACGCTCAAGTGGGCAAGACGCTATTCCAGAAGGCGATGGGCGGCGATACCACAGCCATGATCTGGTGGTCAAAGACCCAAATGCGCTGGGCTGAGACGCAAAAGCATGAGCTAACGGGTGCAGATGGTGCGCCCCTAGAATTTGCCAAGATTGAGCGTGTCATCGTCAAGAATGGGTAAAACGCTGCAGCTCAAGACTCCAGAGTGGGCTGTTCCATTGCTTGACCCGTCCAGATACAAGGCAGCTTGGGGCGGTCGAGGCTCAGGCAAGTCTCATTTCTTTGCTGAGATGATGATCGAGACTCACATTATGGATCAGAAGCGTCGAAGCGTGTGTGTGCGTGAAATACAGAAGTCGCTGCAGCAATCGGTCAAACGCCTGCTTGAGACAAAGATTCAAGCAATGAACGCTGGCGCCTACTTTGAGGTTCAAGATGCGGTCATCAAGTCCAAAAAGGGCGATGGCGCGATTATCTTTCAAGGTATGCAAAACCATACAAGCGACTCAATTAAATCGCTAGAAGGATACGATTGCGCCTGGGTGGAGGAAGCCCAGAGCCTAAGCCAGACGAGTCTCGATCTGTTGCGCCCAACGATACGAAAGCCCGACTCTGAGCTGTGGTTCTCATGGAATCCACGCCAGCAATCCGATCCTGTGGACTTTCTGCTGCGTGGTCCTGAGCCACCAAAGGATGCTCAGGTCATCAAGGTCAACTTTAGCGATAACCCTTGGTTTCCCGATGTCTTGCGCGACGAGATGGAGTACGACCAAAGGCGAGACCCAGACAAGTATCAGCACGTCTGGCAAGGTCAGTATCTAACAAACAGCAACGCCAGGGTGTTTCGCAACTGGAAGATTGACGATTTTGAAGCCTCACCAGAGGCGATCCACCGTTTGGGCGCGGATTGGGGATTCGCTATTGATCCGACAGTGTTGGTGCGATGCCACATTATTGGGCGCACGCTATACATTGATTACGAAGCGTACATGGTCGGGTGCGAGATTGTGAACACGCCTGACCTGTTTATGACCATTCCAGAGGCAGAGAAGTGGCCAATCGTGGCAGACTCAGCAAGACCAGAGACCATCAGCCACATGAGAAAGAACGGGTTTCCTAAGATCATGGGTGCAGTCAAAGGGGCGAAGTCTGTAGAGGAAGGCATCGAGTTTCTCAAGAACTACGACATCGTGGTGCATCCAAGATGTAAGCACACGATTGACGAGCTGAGTCTGTACAGTTACCGCACCGATCCGCTAACTGGACGAGTGTTGCCGCTGTTGCAAGACAAGAAGAACCATGTGATTGACGCACTGCGGTATGCTTGCGAAGGTGTCAGGAGAACTAATATTTCTAAGGTTCAGACCTTTACTCCCTTGCCAGTTGCTAACAAATGGTGATTTAATACGCACAAAGAGGATAAACATGGCACGCATACCAACCGATCAACGCTTGGCAAACTTGCACGCTGAGGCTCTGCGCCAGTACAACGACATCCAAACTGCGCTGCGGGACGAGCGTCTCCAATGTTTGCAGGATCGGCGGTTTTACTCTATTTGCGGCGCACAATGGGAAGGTCCACTCTACGATCAGTATGAAAATAAGCCTCGTTTCGAGGTTAACAAGATCATGCTGTCGGTCATTCGTATTGTTAACGAGTACCGAAACAACCGAATCACAGTCGATTACATCGCCAAAGATGGCGCAGAAGATAGTCTGGCTGACACTTGTGATGGTCTTTACAGGGCTGACGAGCAGGACTCGGTGGCAAATGAAGCCTACGACAACGCATTTGAAGAAGCAGTGGGTGGCGGCATTGGCGCATTCAGGCTCAGAACCGTCTACGAAGATGACGAAGATGAGGACAATGACCGCCAGCGCATCATCTTTGAGCCGATCTTTGATGCTGACAGCTCGGTATTCTTTGACCTGAACTCGAAACGCCAGGACAAGTCGGACGCTTTGTTTTGCTTTGTGGTCAACAGTATGACCCGCGAGAGTTACAAAGAAACCTACAACGATGACCCGACAGACTGGCCAAAGATCATCCATCAATACGAGTTTGATTGGGCAACGCCTGATGTTGTGTTTGTCGCTGAATACTTCAAGGTCGAGGAAGTCGCTGAGACGATCCGTATCTTTCAGAGCATCGATGGGACAGAAGAGAAGTACCGTCAGGATGATTTCAGGAACGACGAGACACTAGAAGAGACCCTTTTAGCCATTGGCAGCGTCGAGGTTCGCCAGCGCAAGATTAAGCGCAATCGTGTGCGTAAGTACATTATGTCTGGCGGCAAGGTCTTAGAGGATGCAGGATATATCGCTGGCAACTGTATCCCTGTTGTGCCTGTGTATGGCAAACGGTGGTTCGTGGACAACGTTGAGCGTTGCATGGGTCATGTGCGCCTGGCCAAGGATGCCCAGCGTCTGAAGAATATGCAGCTCTCAAAGTTAGGTGAGATCAGCGCATTATCATCCGTTGAGAAACCGATCCTGACTCCTGAACAAGTCGCTGGCCACCAGATTATGTGGGCTGACGATAACTTAAAGAACTATCCATACCTGTTGGTCAATCCGATCACAGGTGCTGATGGCAGCACTCAGGTTCAAGGGCCACTGGCGTACACTCGCAGCGCACAAATCCCACCAGCGATGGCGGCATTGTTGCAGATCACCGAATCAGACATGAAAGAAATCTTGGGCGCATCGTCTCAAGGTGAGCAAATTGTCAGCAACATCTCAGGCAAAGCAGTCGAGATGATTCAGACCCGTCTGGATATGCAGACCTTTATTTACATGAGCAACTTTGCGAAAGGCATGAAGCGATCAGGTGAAATTTGGTTGAGCATGGCGCGAGACATTTATGTGGAAGAAGGTCGCAAGATGAAGGTTATCGGGCGCACTGAGGAAGTCAGCACCGTTGAGTTGATGCGACCAAAGGTGTCCGAGACTGGCGAGGTCATCATGGAAAACGACCTGAGTCGCGCCAAGTTTGATGTCAACGTTGATGTCGGCCCATCGAGTTCAAGCAAGCGTGCGGCAACCGTTCGTGCTTTGACAGGCATGATGGCGATCACCGACGATCCACAGACCAAGCAAGTCCTACAAGCGATGGCCATGATGAACATGGAAGGTGAAGGCATTGGCGATGTGAGAGACTTCTTCCGTAAGCAACTGTTGCGCCTGGGCGTTGTCAAACCGACAGAGCAAGAGGCTGAGATGCTCGCTCAAGAGCAGCAAATGCAAAGTCAACAGGTTGATGCAAACTCAATATTCCTGCAGGCAGCGGCTGAAGAGGCAACGGCTAAGGCAGCGCAGGCCAGAGCAAGCGTCATTAAGACCGTGGCAGACGCAGGGTTGGCTAAGGCAAAGACTGCCGAAACCCTTGCCAAGACCGGAGTCGAGCAACAGAATATGGTGATGACAGAGATTGAAGCAGCCCAACAAGCCGCACAAGGTGAGCAAATTCAGCCTGTTGTCAGATAAAATGCAAGAAAATGGTATCCATCCAGCCTTAAATGGGTGAGTTTAATGGGGTCAGTGTATGAATGAAAGGGCAGAAGTAGACGAACAAGAAGAGTCCGTTGAAGAAGTGACGATTGCAGAAGAAGTTGATCTGGAATCTGAAGAGTCGGAAACGGACGAGGTTGTTGTCTCAATTGGTGAGGATGCGCCCCCCGCCGAAGAGGAAGTTCGTGCGCCTGAATGGGTGCGTGAGCTGCGTAAGACGAATAGGGAAAAAGAGCGTCGCATTCGTGAGTTAGAAGCCAGGCTATCGGCCACCACAACTGAGATCAAGCCAGTTGTGACGTTAGGACCGAAGCCCAAGCTCGATGCTTATGATTACGATACTGATTTATTTGAAGCAGCATTAGACCAATGGCATGAACGCAAGCGCGAGCATGATCGTGAGGCTGAACAAGCCCAGCAATCAGAGCAGCAACAGCAACAAGCCTGGCAAGCCAAGTTGAACGACTACGGGAAGGCGAGAGCCGAACTCAAAGTCCGTGATTATGAAGATGCTGAGGAAACCGTCCAGCAGCTTTTAAATATTACACAACAAGGCGTGCTTCTGAATGGTTGTGATAATCCCGCACTCGTCGTGTATGCACTTGGCAAGAATCCAAAGAAAACTGCGGAACTTGCAAAGTTATCTGATCCCGTAAAGTTTGCTTTTGCGGTTGCGAAACTGGAGAAGGAATTGAAAGTGACCAATCGTCGGGCAGCACCCGCACCGGAACGTGTCGTGTCAGGAACAGGACGATCATCGGGTGCGATAGACTCAACCTTAGAACGGCTGCGAGAAGAAGCGGCTCGGACTGGCAACATGACGAAAGTCATTCAGTACAGAGCGCAGAAACGGACAGCATCCAAATAATTTAAAAGGAATTTAAAATGAGTAACTCATTCTCGAAAGAAGAGCGTGTTGCATTTGAGGACATCCTCGAAGGCTTCAACGACGCTCTAGTTTTATCCCGCAACGTGTCTATCTACAACACAGATAGCTCGATGATGGAACGCACCAACAACGTTATCTACCGCCCCCAGCCTTACATCGCTCAGTCGTATGACGGTATGGATCAGACAGGTAACTTCACAGCTTACACACAGCTCACAGTCCCAGCGACACTCGGCTTTCAAAAGTCTGTGCCTTTCATTCTGGACGCGCTCGAGCTGCGTGATGCGTTGCAAGAAAACCGTTTGGGTGATGCTGCAAAGCAAAAACTCGCATCAGACATCAACATCGCCATCATGAACGTGGCTGCTGCCCAAGGCTCACTGGTTGTTACAACCAACACAGCCGCAGGGGATTACGATGACATCGCTTTGTGCGACAGCATCATGAACGAGCAGGGCGTGCAGGCGTTTGATCGCTATCTGGCATTGTCGAGCCGTGACTATAACGGTTTGGCAGGCAACATTGCTGGTGGTGCTGGTGGCGCATCTGTGTCGCGCAGTTTCTCTGGCAACAAGTCAAACAATGCGTTTGAGCGCAGTTTCGTTGGTATGGTCGCAGGCTTCGAGACCTACAAACTAGACTATGCAAATCGTTTGCTTGCTGCTGCTGGTGCAAACACCACGATGTCAACCTTAGTTGGTGCAAACAACTATTACGTTCCACAAGCTACCCAGACCGCAGTAACTGGTGAGACACAGAACGTTGACAACCGTTTCCAGACCATTACCGTGACAGCGAGCGCAGGCTTGTTGGTCGGTACACCGTTTGAGATCTCTGGCGTTGAGGCTGTTCATCACATCACAAAGCAGGGTACTGGCTTTGCCAAGACTTTCCGTGTTGTGCAAGTGGTCAATGCGACTTCTGTCGTTATCACACCACCGATCATCTCGGCTCAAGGCGGAACTGATGCAGAACTGCAGTACCAGAACTGTATCGTGACTGCGAATGCTGCAGCCGGAATTACCCGTCTGAACCTCGACACAGCACCGATCAACTGCTTCTGGCAGAAAGATGCTCTTGAGATTCTGCCTGGTCGTTACGCTGTCCCATCTGACGCTGGTGTCGCAGTGATGCGTGCCTCGACAGATCAGGGCATCGAGTTGGTGATGCAGAAGCAATACGATGTGAACACAATGAAGACCAAGTATCGTCTTGATACCCTCTTTGGCGTGGTCAATAAGCAGCCAGAGATGTCTGGTATCTTGTTGTTTAATCAGACTCCTTAAAGGAAACAATCATGTCCTATAACATCGTTTTTGCACAAGGCACAGCAACTGTCGCAGTGCCAGCAGGCGAGAAAATCGCCGTTCAAGCATACTCACCAGCGAGTGTGTTTCAAGAAGTTGGTTTCCCCAACTTTCCTGAAGCTAATGACCTGTTGACCGTGGTCGAGAACGCCACCTATGTGTCAGGCGCATTTACCAATGCCACCAACGTGATTATTCAGGCTGGTGCATCTGGTGCGTATTACTCGGTGGGTGTTGCGCCTGACATCAACAACAGTGGCAACTGGCAACCTCAAGGTGCGCCAGCCAACATTGCTGATGGCGCATCAATGATTGCCACAGCAGCGAACGTGCTGACTGGCATCATTACAGCAACACCAACTGCTGGCCGTGATGTTCAATTGCCAACAGGTGCAAACCTTGATCTGGCAACTGAGTGGGCGATTGGTGATTCGTTTGACTTCAGCCTGATTACTTTGGCTGCGTTTGCTTTGACCCTTACGGTCAACACAGGCGTGACCATCGTGGGTGCTGCTGCAACTGCTGGAACGGCTGGTGCATCTGCACGATTCCGTTGCCGCAAGACTGCAGCTGACACCTTTGTGGTTTATCGTTTGAGTTAATAAACCTGACGGGCCAGCAGAGATGTTGGCCTGTTTAACTTTCAGGAGAAAGCTATGATGGGTAAGAAGATGGGCGATATGATGTCCAAGACTATTAAGAAAGAAATGAAAGCTGGCAAGCCCCAAAAGCAAGCCGTGGCTATGGCTTACAGCATGAACAAGCCTGCTAAGAAAGACGCAAAAAAGAAATGATTAAGTCAGCAGCAATTATTAAGAATGCACCTCTCTCTAAATTGCGAGAGGTGCGTCTTGCCAAGAAGAAAGCCAAGAAGCAGGCTCAGATTGAGCGAAAAGCTATTAAGGTTTATTTCCCATCGCCTATGAATGTGCGTGTGAGAGAGCCAGTTGAATCTGTTGAGGTCGTTGAGGTGTTTGAGATTGTCGAGGTGACAGAGGTTACCGAATCAATCAATGAGTCTGCCCCGACACGCGAAGAAATGGCTATCAAAGCTCGCGAGCTTGGCATAAAATTCGATGGCAGAACGTCAGACAAGAAATTGAGTTTACTCATTGAAACAGCACTAGGAGGCTGACATGGGTTATAGCAAGCGGCAATTTATCTCAGCTGCGCTGGAAGAAATCGGGCTTGCATCCTATGTCTTTGACTTGCAGCCAGAGCAAATTGACACGGCCAGACGCAGACTCGATGCGATGATGGCAGATTGGAACGCCAAGGGTATTCGCTTGGGCTATCCCATCCCATCAAGCCCACAAGATGGTGATCTGGACGAAGAGACCAACGTGCCTGATTCAGCGTATGAGGCGATTATTTGCTCTCTAGGTATCAGACTTGCGCCAAGTTATGGCAAACAAGTGATGCCAGAGACCAAGGTTGTGGCCAAACAAGGCTACGACATTTTGCTACAGCGTGCGACATTCCCTCTGGAGCAGCAGTTGCCTGGCACAATGCCCTCTGGCGCAGGCAACAAGCCTTGGCGAGTTTACGACAACCCATTTGTACGACCACCCTATTTTCCTGTGGACGCTGGTCCAGATGGTCCAATCGAATACAACTAAGGAACAGCTATGCCAACCATCAATCAATTGCCCGTACTCAGCACAATTTCAAGCGGAGATCAGCTGCCCGTTTACTCGCCAAACAATGGTGATGCTCGCAGAACGTCAATTGGCAGTTTGCTGACATTCTTTCAACAGAGCTTTGCCTCTCCGACTCTTTCGGTCAACCTGTATGTACCAGGCTCTGGTTTTAACATCACCGTTCCGACACCGGTCAGTAACGACCAATGGATGCTCTTGCAGCCTGCTAGTACGTTGGCCACTGGCACGATTACGTTGCCCCTGAACACTGGCGTGCCGGATGGTACGACTGTGCTGATTACATCGACGCAGGAAATCACCTCTTTGACGATTGCGTTAAATGGTGCATCTGCTATTTATGGTGGCGTATCATTTTTGGGAGCAGGATCAGCTACAGCAATCAGATTTTATCAGCCAACAAATTCTTGGTATCAGATTAACGCTGAGACTGTCTTTGCGGCTGGTGTTCAGGCATTCTTAACAAACCCAACCAGTGCGAATCTACGGGCAGCAATGACCGATGAGACAGGGACAGGGCTGTTAGTGTTTAACACCAGTCCGACCTTAGTCACACCGATTTTAGGGACGGTTACAAGCGGCAATATTTCTGCTTGCACATCAACCAGCATGGTATTGGTGACACCGATTCTAGGCACACCAGCGTCTGGAACATTGACCAATTGCACTGGTTTGCCAATCGCCACTGGCGTTTCTGGTTTGGCTGCGAATGTGGCAACATTTTTGGCTACCCCATCGAGCGCAAACCTTGCAGCAGCATTAACTGATGAAACTGGCACAGGCGCAAACGTATTTGCAAACACGCCAACATTGATCGCTCCTATTCTTGGAACTCCAACATCAGGCGTGCTTACTTTATGCACTGGCTTGCCGCTAACGACAGGCGTGACTGGTGCGTTGCCAGTTGCAAATGGCGGCACAGGTGCATCTGGAACAGTTCAGGCATTAAGTGGTGCTGGTGCGGTCAATATCACAAGTCTAGCCACAGCATTTACTTCAACTGCTACGGGTAATGCGCTGACGCTTGCAGATGGCGCACAAGGCCAGATCAAAACGATTATTTATGTTGCAGAAGCCGCTGGTGGTGATACTGGTGTTTTGACACCGACCAACCTTGGAAGCGCAACCACAATCACATTCAATGCAGTTGGTGATTCTGTGACTCTCCAGTTCGCTGGTACTGACTGGTGGGTTGTTGGATTCCGTGGTGCGGTAGTTGCATAATGGCCACCAAGCCTAAATCCTCTGTTAACGAAGCTGGCAACTATACGAAGCCAACAATGCGAAAGCGTCTGTTTTCGGAGATTAAGGGTTCGGCTGTGCAAGGTACGGCAGCTGGTGAATGGTCTGCAAGAAAAGCCCAACTTTTAGCAAAGAAGTACAAAGAGAAGGGAGGCGGCTATAAATGAAAGCATCGCAGAAAAGCCTCAAGGATTGGGGTCGGCAAGATTGGGGAACTAAGTCTGGGAAACCCTCTTCTGAGACAGGCGAGCGTTACTTGCCCAAGGCTGCTATTGAGGCACTCTCACCCGCTGAGTATGCAGCGACCACTAAAGCCAAGCGGGAAGCTACAGCAAAGGGCGAACAGTTCGCCAAGCAGCCAAAGAAGGTAGCAGCCAAGACGAAGGCTTATAGATGAAAACACCAGCCTATGCTCGCAAAGAAGGTCAGAACCCAAAGGGTGGGCTGAATGCCAAGGGTCGAGCAAGCGCAAAGGCTGAAGGCATGAATCTTAAAGCTCCAGTTAAGTCGGGTGACAATCCACGCCGAGCTAGTTTCTTGGCACGCATGGCAGGCAACGCAGGGCCAGAGTACAAAGACGGAGAGCCAACGAGGTTGCTTTTAAGTTTGCGAGCTTGGGGCGCATCGTCTAAGGATGATGCACAAGCAAAAGCCAAGAAAATCTCTGCCAGAAATAAGGCGAAAAAGTAAATGCAAATCCCTATTTTGTCCGGCATATTTACTGACAACGGGCCAGACTTGAGAACGTCTTATCCAGTCAATCTTGTGCCGACTCCAAAGCAAAGCGGGATCAGCAATGGATACTTGCGTCCTGCGGATGGGATTGTTGCCAACGGAACAGGACCAGGTGCTGACCGAGGCGGGATCAATTGGCAAGGCCAACTGTATCGTGTGATGGGTACTAAGCTCGTTGAGATTTCAAATGCGGGTGCAGTGACGATTCTCGGCGATGTCGGTGGACCAGAAGGTGAGTTGGTCACTTTTGATTACAGCTTTGATCTGTTAGCAATTGCCTCTGGTGGGCGTTTGTATTACTGGGACGAAGTAACCCTCGCTCAAGTCACTGATCCTGATCTAGGTGTGGTTTTAGATGTGGTGTGGGTCGATGGTTACTTTATGACCACTGATGGCGAGTTCTTGGTGGTCACAGAACTCACAGACCCATTCCAAGTCAACCCTTTAAAATACGGCAGCTCTGAGGTCGATCCTGACCCTGTGGTGGCCTTATTAAAGCTCAGAAACGAAGTCTATGCTCTAAATAGAAACACCATTGAGGTGTTTGATAACGTGGGTGGTGACTTATTTCCATTCCAACGGATTGATGGCGCACAGGTTCAGAAAGGCGTGGTCGGTACGTTTGCCTGCTGTGTATATGAAGAGACGATTGCATTTCTAGGAAGTGGTCGCAATGAAGCCCCTGGCATCTACCTCGGTGCGAATGGCACAGCCAAGAAAATCAGCACCCAAGAAGTTGATGAAATTCTCCTGCAATTTACAGAAGCGCAGCTGGCCACTGTCAAGCTAGAGGCTCGAAATGATCGAGCGCATCAGCATCTTTATATTCATCTGCCTGACAGAACGTTAGTTTATGACTCGGCTGCATCGCAGACTTTGCAAGACTTTGTTTGGTTTACGCTCGTATCCACAGTTGTAGGGTTCGCAGCTTATCGAGCTAGAAATCTAGTTTATGCCTATGACAAATGGTTGGTGGGCGATCCGCAGTCGAGCAACATTGGCTATTTGGTGGACACAATCGGCTCGCACTGGGGCGAACAAGTGCGCTGGGAGTTTGGCACTCTGATCGTCTACAACGAGGGCAAAGGGGCGATATTTTATGACATGGAGTTGGTCACCTTAACGGGTCGGGTGGCTTTGGGCATTGATCCGCAAATCAGCACCAGTTATTCGCTAGATGGATTGTCGTTTAGCCAAGAGAAGTTTATCAAGGTTGGCACAATAGGAAACACAAGTAAACGTCTGGCATGGTTTCAGCAGGGACACATGAGAAACTTTAGAATCCAGAAGTTTCGAGGGGACAGCGACTCGCATATTTCTTTTGTGCGTCTTGAAGCCAAGATTGAAGGGTTGGCTTACTAATGGCCAAGATAGTTAGACCACTCGGACTCACAAGAGACCAGCTTGCTGAATTTCTATCTAGTCCAGAGCAGATCAAGCAATTTGAGAATCTGTTTGCTGTCGCTGATACCGTTGTTGATGTACCGGATGGCATTGTTGTTATCGACTTTGAGGCTGGATTAGCCCAGTCATCAGCCAATGATGCTTTGGCACAAATAGCGGCTCAAGCACAGGAATCAGCGGTTAACGCTGCGTTAGCAGAGAGTAAAGCAAATCAAGCTCTTGCATTGATAGATAATTTAAGAAAGGCGGTTGAGGGTTTGCAAATCACTCCAACACTTGAGTCGATAGATAATTTAAGGAAGGCGGTCGAAGGCTTGCAGATGACTCCACCACCCAGAGAGTTTAAGCGTGCAAGATATGGCTCGTTTTATGACACAACCACACAACTTGCGACAGTTATTAACACAGCGACTGCCATCACTTTTAACACCACCGATCTAAGTCAGGGAGTCTTTATTGGTAGCCCAGCATCTAGAATTATTGTGGACAGCGAGGGAATCTATAATTTTGATACATCATTTCAGTTAGATAAAACCTCTGGAGGCACGGCAGAGTTTTACTTTTGGTTTAGGCTCAATGGTGTTGATGTGCCAGACAGCGCAAGTCAAATCAGGATTCAGGGCAATAACGCTGAAATTTTTTCTTCATTAAATTTCTTTTTTGATTTAAAAGCCAACGACTATGTTGAGTTAATGTTCTCAGTTACTGACCTTAGTGTTGAGTTGAAAACATTTGCTGCTGCTGTGCCTCACCCAGGCATCCCGTCGATCATTCTTACCGTTAACAACAACATAGAAGGTGTCCAATGACAGTCATCGTGAAAGTGCTGATCCCAGCAAAGCAGGCTGAGAACGCCCAAACTACGCAATACACAGCCACCAATGTGCGTGCGATTATCGACAAGTTTACCGTCACGAATACCAGCGCAAACAATGTCACGTTTAGTTGTAATTTAGTGACGGTTAGTGGCTCGGCAGGCGCATCAAACCTAATCGTTGACGCTCGAACCATTGTGCCAGATGAGACTTACACTTGTCCAGAGCTAGTGGGTCAGGCGTTAGAGGCGGGTGGGTTTATTTCTACTCTTGCGGGAACTGCATCGTCTTTGACGATTCGCGCATCAGGCCGAGAGATAACTTAGAGGAATATGATGAAAAACTTTATGATTATCCCCAAAGGTTTTGCAGGGCTACCAATGGAAGAGGGGTTCTTGTCTCCGGCTGAGAACAAGAAGAACTTTATCGTCGCAGTGGAGAACTGGTACTACGGGCCAGAAGAACCAAGCAACGATCCTAAAGCTAACCCTGAGTTTTACGCTGCACTGGCTGATGCGATGCAATGCGATGAGAAAGACGCGAGACGCAAGCATTGCTCAAACTGCGGGTATTATGACAACAGTCTGATGGCACAGGTCAAAATCGAGCGCATTCCTATGGCGGGATACGACACAGGGTTTGGATTTCGTGGCCATTGCGAAAAACTTAATTTCATTTGCAACGACATGAGAGTGTGCCAGGCTTGGGAAGAACGTGAAGATGAGATGGATTGATATGCCAAAATGTGGCAAAATACTCTCGCTGAGTCAATCAAGCCACCAGCAGCTTATCCGTTTGGGATTCGTATGACCGATTGGCTTAGAGAGAACCTAGAAAAGAGTCTTGCTCTGCCTGCTCCCGCAACGGACTGGTTAATGATGCTCTATGGAGCAATCCAAGTCTTTGATGACGTTGCTGACGGTGATATTGTTAAGCGTCAGGACTTGAACGCCACCATCTGGAACACGTTGGTCGGTATGAATCGAAATATCTTTTGGATAGAGAACGCTCAGACTCTCACGCCAGTAGTCGCAACCATGATTTTAAAGTGGCAAGCATCCGATCAAGCTGAACGAGCTGGTCATGCTGATGCTCGCTCTTTCGTCTGGCGTGCAGGATTCTACGATGTGGTATTGATGACCGTGGCGTTATGCTACGGATCGAATCATGCGACAGAGGTGGCCAGTGAAGTCATGGCAATCTATGGCGAAAAATTAGAAGATTATTTGATGGAGTTTAATCATGCCTGATCCGGTCACAGGACTAGTCGTTGGTGGGTCAACACTGATTAGCGGTGCTATTCAAAGTAGTTCTGCTGGCAAAGCATCCAAAGCGCAGCAACAGTCTGCCGAGGCAGGCATTGCCGAACAACGCCGACAGTTTGATGCGTTGCAAAAAATCCTTAGTCCATACGTTTCGGCAGGCACGACAGCAATCGGTGCTTTGCAGCCTTTTACCCAAGCGGGTACTGAGGCGTTAGGTAGATTAAATCCTTTTATTGACGCTGGTACTCAAGCGTTAGGTCAATTACAGCCTTTCATCCAAGCGGGGACTAGAGCGTTAGGCGGTTTAGAGGAGTTTGGTGGGGCGGGAAGCCGTGCAATTGGTGGTTTAGAGAGTTATGGTGCAGCGGGGACTCGTGCAATAGGTGGATTAGACCCTTATGCTGCAGCAGGCGCACCAGCTCTCGCGCAACAGCAGGCGTTACTTGGTTTGCGTGGTCCACAGGCACAGCAATCATCTATTTCAGCTATTGAGCAAAGCCCAGCCTTTCAAGCTCAAGTACGCCAAGGTGAAGAGGCCATTCTTCAAGCGGCATCAGCAACGGGTGGCTTGCGTGGTGGTAATGTTCAAGCAGCTCTTGCACAGTTTCGCCCCCAGATGTTGCAACGAGAAATCGACTTGCAATATGGTCGACTGGGTGGGATGACATCATTAGGGGCAGGCACAACCCAAAACTTAGCAAATCTTGGATTAACTTCAACCCAAAACTTAGCTGGATTAGGGCAATCTTCATATCAAAACTTGGCAAGCATGGGGCAAACTACAGCGCAAAACTTAGCGCAGATGGGATTTACTGGAGCGCAAAACTTAGCGAACATGGGGCAAAGCTCAATTCAAAACATTGCACAACTTGGTCAAGCCTCGGCAGCGGGAACAGGATCAGCAGGATTGCAAACGGGCGCAAGAATTGCTAGTTTACAAGGTGACATTGGTTCAGCCCAAGCTGGTGCGAATTTGGCTCAAGGTCAAGCGTTGGCAAATGTGTTTAATCTTCCCTCTCAGTTCCTTGGGATGCAGTATGGGGCGCAAGGTCGAGCCAATAATGTAACGCCAGGGCTTGGTGGTTTATTCGGTTAAGGAGTCAAACGTGGTTCAGCCAGCAAATTACTCGATTAACGTCCAAAGCCCACTTCAAGCCTTTGGACAAGCGGCACAGTTCGGCGCAGGATTGGCCGAGATGGATGCCCGTCGGCAAGCACAGCAGCAAGAGGCTATTCGGCAGCAAGGTTTGAATCAAGAGTTTCAGCGAGTTAGCGCAATTCAAAATCCACAAGCCAAGGATTTTATGGCCTTGAGTTTGTTGCTGCCTCCAGCACAAATGGAGAGCGTGCGTAAAACTTACGACATGGGTTCGCAAGAGCAAAAAGACAATCAGTTGTTGTTTTCAGGCAAGGTTTTGTCTGCTTTTACGACAGGAAACAATCAGATTGGTGTTGATTTGTTAGAAAGCCGAGCTATTGCTGAGGAAAATTCTGGCAGAAAAGAGCAAGCTCAGGCGTTTCGCTCTTATGCAGAGTTGGCAAAAATTAACCCAGGCGCAGCCAAAACAACGATTGGTATGTTGTTGGCCACCTTGCCAGGCGGTGATAAGGTGATCGAAGCCACCACCAAAGCGCAGCTTGCGCCATTACAGGTCGCTGAACTCCAAGCTAAAGCGGCAGATAGACTTGCTGGTGGACAGCCAAAGCCAGGCTACAAACTGCTTACAGCAGCGGAAAATTTAGAATTGGGATTGCCAGAGGATATTCGTTTTCAAAAGAGTCCAGACGGACAAATTACAGAATTAAAAATTTCTGTTGCACCGAAAGAAAATTTCCGTGTACTTACGAAAGAGGAAAAGGTTGCTCGAGGATTGCCAGAGGATCAGGCGTTTCAAATTGGACCTGATCAAAAAATTTCACCAGTGAGTACAGGTCCGTTAGTTCAAATAGATCAGGGAGTTAAAAGAGATACTCTTATAACAAAGGAATTAGATATTCCTAGAGCACAAGAATTTAGTGCCGCAGCCGCATCTGCTAGAGGAGTGGCTAGAGACACTCGTATTATTAATGATTTATTAAGAGGTAAATCTGGTGGTGCTGTCATTAAACTTACCACTGAAGTTGCAAAAAACCTTGGATTTTCTACTGAAACGGTCACAGCAAACGACTTGGCAAATGCTCTCGCAACAAAAGCCGCTGTGCAGATTCGTCCAGCAGGCTCTGGTTCAACCTCTGACATTGAATTTAAATCTTTTGTAGCGTCGATCCCATCATTGTCGAATTCAGAAGGTGGACGTGAGTTAATGACCAAGTACTCTGAAGCCTTTGCAAAGCGTGCTGCAAAACTTGCGGATCATGCTCGAAAGCTCATTCGTGATGATAAGTATTCAGAGGAAGAGATTGCTCGTTTTGACGAAAGCCTTGGCGAAATGCTTGGTGCAGATTTCTATAATTTTAAAGGAGGCAAACGAGCAGGCGTGCAGCAGTATCAACCTCCGGCAATTACACCGAAGACTTCACAACCGCCTGCGGCTGCACCTCCGGCGCGTCCGGCAAGCGGCGTTAAATTTTTAGGATTTGAATAATGGCTACCGCTAGGTTTCAATTCCCTGATGGGCGCATTGGTCGATTTGAAGTGCCAGATGGTACGTCACCAGAGCAAGCACAGATACTGATTGAGCAAGCAGTCAGCGCAATGGGTGTGCAGTCACCAACCCCTGCCGCGACTGATCAATCCACTGTCGCTGCTCCGGCAGAAGGTATGCAGACACCACAAGCTACGGCTGCGCCAGTTGCTGCAGAAGCACCAGTTGCTGCGCCAGTTGCCGCTATTGCACCGGAAGCGGCTGTTGCACAGGAATCGACAGCACCTCAAGAGGGTCGTGGTGTGTTAGGCATGGTTGGTGATGTTGGTCGTGGGGTAGTCGAGGCTGTGACGGGCAGTGGGCGCGAAACTGAAACGATTAAAGCATTGCCAGAATGGACAAGTATGCCAGAGCTTAACTCTGCGTCATTCCGATCCGCACTGACTGGACTTGGCACGTTGCTTGCAAACCCTGACGAGATTTCACAGGTCGTGCAGGCTAACTTTCCAGATACGCAAGTATTCCAAGATGAGAAAGGTAATTACATCTTCCGATCATCCCTTGATGGTCGGGACTACGCAATCAAGCCAGGCATGAGAGTGAGTGACATTCCTCGTGTTATTGGAGGAATCGCGGCGTTCACTCCAGCGGGTCGTGCGACAACTATTTCAGGCGCGGGTCTTAAATCTGGATTAACACAAACAGGCATTGAAGCCTCTCAGGTGGCCGCTGGCGGCGAGTTCAGTCCGACTGAGGTTGGGCTAGCAAGTGCAGGCGGCGCAGCTGTTCCTGCGGTTGTAAAGACCGTGCAAGCGGGTCGTGCTGCGTTCAAGGGTCAACCCCCCGCTGCGCCTGCTCCTGCTGCGGGTGCGCTTGCGCCTGAAGGTAGTGCGCTCAATCCTGCTGCAGCGGCTGATACTGCCGCTGGTGCTGCCCCTGCTGCTCCTGCTGCAGCTGCAGGACAAATGACCACAGAGGAACTGATTGATACAGCAATGCAAGCTGGTCAAAAGTCAATTGTGCCTGGTCGACAGTCAAGAGCCGTTGAGGTATTGGCTGGTGAAACTGCGCCTGATCCAAAGGTTCTTGCAGCAGCCAAGCGGCTAGGGATTGACGAGTTTTTGCAGCCAGACCATGTGACCACAAATCAGGTTTATCGTGAACTGGCGCAAGCGGTCAAATCCATCCCAGGCTCAGAGGCTCGCCAAGCAGAGATGAAGGGTCTTGAGCAAGTGGGCAAACGTGCAAGCGATTTGATTGACGAGATCGGTGGCACGAAAGACTTTTCAACGTTAAACACAAAACTCCAGACTGCATTGCAAACTCAAGTTGATGACTTAGCAAAGAAATCAGACAAAATTTATGATGATGTTCTTAACAAAACGATTCCAAAACGGGTTGAGGTTAATGCCGAAAATATCCTAAATTTCATCCGCACAAGGGCAGAAGATTTAGGTGGCTTTCAAAATCTTTCTCCAATGGAAAAGGAAATATTTGGAAAGTTAGCACCTCGCAAAGTAAAAGTTGATGGCGTGGAGGTTGAGAAACTGCCCACTTATACTCTACTCGATGACGTTCGCAAGGATATTGGTTCAGCATATAAAGGAACAGGACCGTTCAAAGACGCAGACCGAGCGCAACTCGATCAGCTTTATGGTCGATTATCACAAGACCAATTAAGCGTGGCCGCGAAGTTTGGGGTCGACGATGCCTTAAAAGAAGCCAACTCCTTAGTGCGTATTCGCAAAGGCGTTGAGCAAGACATGACTGCTTTGTTTGGCAAGCAATTGCATCAAAGCATGGTGTCGAAGCTCGACAAGTCATTTAAAGCATTGACTAAGGGAGATGAGAAGCAGTTGATCGCATTGCTCAAAAGCGTGCCAGAGGATATGCGGTCAGAGGTCGTGGCATCAGGCATGAAGACTGCATTTGGTCGTGCCAGCATGGACAGACCGATTAGCTTTAATGACTATGCAACCTTTTACCAAGGGTTATTGCAGAACAAACAGGCTTATGCGGCGATTATGAGCAATTTGCCACAAGAATCACGCAAGCAGCTCTCCGACTTGTATCGTGTGTCTAATTCCATTGCAAAGGCATCCCGCGAACGAATCCAGACGGGTCGGCTGACCGCTGTGACAGATCAGCTTAAAGATGCTGATTCACTGATTGGCGGCATTATTGGATTGGCTCAAAAGAGCGCAGGCGTGGCCACACTTGAGACAGGTGCGAGGGCTGTTGGTCTGCCTGGTGCTGGCGTGGCTCTTTGGGCTATATCTGGACTTGGTAAAGATAAAACATCAAGGCAAAAAGTGGCAGACGCTGTGTTGTCATCGCCTGAGTTGTTGAGAGCATCGAGACTTGTCGCAGAGGGTCAGACCGAGGCGGGTGCTAACGTATTGGCCAAGAGTGCAGCGTTTGGGAAATTCGCCAAAGAGATGGGCATCCCAAAAGAGTTGAACGCCAAGACCCAGTGGATACTCAGCACCATGCAAACACAACGCCAACTGGCTGACGAACAGGAGTAATAAAGATGAGTGCATTGTCAATCGAAGTCCCTTTTCCGGTTTTTCAAGACCGTGATGGTCAGCCATTAGAAAATGGTTATGTCTGGCTAGGAGTTGCAAACCTTAATCCACAGACAAATCCTGTCATTGCTTATTTTGATGCTGCGTTGACCATCCCAGCAGCGCAGCCGCTACGCACGATCAACGGCTATATCTCTAACGCTGGCACACCAGCTCAGGTTTATATTGATGGAGCTAGTTTTAGTATATTGGTGCAAGACAGTAAAGGGTCGATGGTTTACAACTTCCCTGAAGGTAACGGAATTGGCGCAGATGCTTGCGGTTTAACTTATGATCCACCGTTTACAAATGCGGTAGCATACCCCGTCTGCGACAAACTAGCTCAGACCGTTAGCGTTAAAGACTTTGGTGCTGTTGGCGATGGGGTGGTAGATGATACAGCGGCGATACAGGCAGCAATTGACGCACTTCCTACAGGTCAAACATTAAATGGTCTTGGTTTGACCTATAAAGTTACAACTAGTTTAACTTTAAAAGCCAATATTACGTTAGAAAACTTTGTTATTGATTTTTCTACGGCAGGCAATTCTGGCGAATTGTTTGTGGCAAGCGGCTCACTTGGTAGCGCAATTGCTGTGTCTGCGGGATTAACTGTTAACCAAGCAACTTTTACTGTTGCTGATGGAACTGGTTTTGCAAATGAAGATTATGTATATATTAAGAGTTCTGATTTTTGGGACAATTGGGATGATCTGTGCATCATGGCAGAAACCCATAAAATTAAATCCGTAGTTGGTAATAGTATTACTTTGCATGACCCAATTCTTTATGCAATGCCAACTACTCCCACCATTCAAAAAATTACTACACTTGATAATTTAACGCTCCGTAACATTCGTGCGTTTGGTTCTGGTGTAGGTGCAGCAGGGGATCAAGAAGGCGCAAGGTTTTTCTATTGTAAAAATTTGTTGTTAGATCATTGTAATTTTACAAAGTTTGATGACAGATCAATAAGAATGGGCACTTGTATTGATTTTAATATTGTCAATGGAACTTACGGACAAGCATATAAAACAGGTATAGCTTATGGAATAGCAATTCAATCTGCGTCAATCAATGGAAAAATTAGCAATAACTTATTTTTTGATTGCCGACATGGGGTTACGCTGGGCGGGTCAAACGGGCCAAACAGGTATATTGTTGTTGATAGCAATAACTTTACTCTCTGTAGAGAAGCTGGAATGGACGCTCACACGGCTGCGGATTTGTGTGTAGTATCCAACAATACATTCCAATGCGATCCTGCAAATACATTTTCTGACGGAATTTTGTGGCGCAGCATCCATGTTGTGATTACTGGAAACGTAATTATTGATTCAGGCCGCCATGGAATTTTTGTCAGAAATAACGTAACGGGCGCATCTGGTGGATATTCAATTACCGGAAACACAATTATTCGTTGTAAAACTGACGGAATACTATGCGAAAAACAACATGAAGGCAATGTGGTAAATGTTGTTATTACAGGTAACAACATACAAGGTACATTCAGCGCATCTGGTTATGGAATTCTTGTTGTATCAGATTCAGGATATACAATTGCGATGGAAAATATTGTTATTGCAAATAATAATATTCGAAGTTTAGCGTTTCGTGGTATTACTGTATCAAGCGGCGATGCAACTTCTACGGTTAGAGGAGTAAACATTTCTAACAACGTAATTAACAGTTCATCAGCTTATACCGTTGGTATTTTAATATCTGCTCAAGTTGTAGCTGGAAATATCTCAGAAAGCATAATTTCTGGAAACGTAATTCGAGGAACTTTTGAAAGAGGCGTTTTAGGAACTAGGGACGAAAACACAATTGTTACAAATAACATTATTGAAACAGCTTCAATAGCAGCAATTACAATTGCAGCAACTAACAATGTTAACGCTAACAATCTTACATAAGGATTAAAATGATTACTCCTTCATATGGATTGACTGCAACAGAACGTGTTTTGCCACGTATGGCGTTGGATTTTACGACAGCAAGTCTTGATCCACGAGTAACATTTACTCGAACAGGTAATACTGCTACTGTGGTTAACTCAGGCGGGTATGTTGCACCTATTAACGCTGACTTGCCAAGATTTGATTTCAACCCTGTAACGCTTGCGTGTAATGGTTTGCTGATTGAAGAATCTCGTGTAAATCTGCTATTGCAAAGTCAAACATTTCAAACAACATGGGCTGCGACAGCTTGCTCAATAGATGATGACGCAACAAATGGCCCTGATGGTTTACTAACCGCTGACAAAATTATCCCCAATGTTGGAGCAAGTGTATCTAACACGGCTGCATCTGTATTGGTGCGTCAGGATATAACGAAAGCCGCCGCTGCAACAACATATACTTATTCAATTTTTGCCAAAGAAGGTGAATTTAACGGTATTCGTTTGTTTGTGCGTGATAACGCAGTATCTGGAAATAACGCTGTGGTTACGTTTTCGCTTGTGAATGGTTCTGTTGCTGTCGCTGCTGCTGCGGCTGGAACATTTACTAATGCAAGCGCAAGTGCTGGAACGCTTTACGCAAACGGTTTTTATCGTTTTAGTCTTACATTTACTACGGGAACAGAAACAACTGTTCGTATTCTTGCTATTCCAGCAAACTCAACGGCAACAACTGGCGATGGATCTAAAGGAATTTTTGTTTGGGGCGCGCAACTTGAAGCAAGCGCATTCGCTACAAGCTACATCCCCACAGTTGCATCAACAGTCACACGCAACCCTGACGTAGCGGTAATGACAAGCACTAACTTTAGTGATTGGTATACAGCATCAACGGGTGCGGCGGTTGTTTGGGCGATACCTCAAACCGCAACAGGTGTAAGACCGTTGATTCAATTTGACGATACAACGGCAAATGAAATTATTGCTCTGCGTGGAAACGTTGCAAATCCAGAACTTTATATTGTTGATGGTGGCGCACCGCAAGCGCAAATTGACGCTGGTACGATTGTTGCAAATACAACCTATAAATTATCTGGCGCATGGAATACAGATTCATGTGCTGCGGCACAAAACGGTGCAGCAACAGTTACAGACAATACAGCAACCATTCCTACACCGACTCAATTAAGGATTGGTTCTGACGGTACTAATTATGCCTCTGCGTTAATTCAAAAAATAATATATTACCCACAACGTATTATTGACGCTGAAG